GCTTGTCCAAATGGTCCACATTGTCCACACGCGCCCACGCCGCATGGCCACGCAAAAAGAAAAAAGCCGGAACAAAAAGAAAATCGACTTGATTGTGGACTGTCCACATTGTCCACAAACCACAGTTCATACAGTGGTGTGTTTGCATACAGTACTGTATAGACGTACATGCATGCAGTTTGGGTTGACGGCTGATTGTGAGCTGTCCACACATGTCCACAAAATGTCAGTAAGCACACACTGACTTGCCGTTTGGATTAGGCCGAGGGGGAGGGGGGTAGGGCCGAGCGGACCGGTCAACGGTAGCGTAGCGCTCAGCAACAATTTTTATTTTTACGGGCACACTGCAAAAGATTTTTTGATTTTTATTTTTTGCTTTACACTTCCCGCACGCATCCACGCGGCCATACACACATATGAGTTTTCATTCACTGCCACTTGTCATCAATGAAGTGCGCGCCACCGAGGCGGTGCTCAACCGCATCTACGACGCAGCCAAGCTCGGGCTGAAGGGCGACAACCTGGCGTTAGCCGCAGGCATGGTGCCCACCGCCTACCGGCAGTTGTGCGAGTTGGACAGAGTGGCGCAGCTGGCCGAACAAAAAGGCCGCGCCGACGGGGAACTGCTCGCATCCAAGCAGTTGCACAAGGCAGCCGAAGAGGGTGACGCCAAAGCCAGTCTGGCCATCTTGCAAAACGTCCACGGCTGGGTGGCCAAGCAGGCCATCACGGTCGACGTCAACCAACAGATCAGTATTCTTGGTGCACTGGCCGAAGCCGAGCGCCGCGCCGCCGACGTGGTCGACGTCACTGATGTTGCAGCGCGTGCGGTAGAGCACACACCAGCGCCCGTGCTCCAAGCGCGGCTGGCCCCACATAAACAAAGCGTCTGATGCAAACCACTATCTATTCGGCCGAAGACGAACAAGAGTTGATGGCCAGGCTCTGGTCGCCACAGTACAAGGACAACCCACTGGCGTTTGTGCTGTACACATTCCCGTGGGGCGTCAAGGGCACGCCGCTGGAACACTTCAACGGCCCACGCAAGTGGCAGCGCGAGGTGCTCCAGCAGATCGCCGACCACATCAAGGCGAACAAGGGCAACGTCGACTTCAACACTCTACGCCACGCAGTCTCCTCAGGTCGCGGTATCGGCAAGTCGGCACTGGTCAGCTGGATCGTGATCTGGATGCTGTCCACCCGCATCGGCTCGACGACGATCGTGTCGGCCAACAGTGAATCACAGCTGCGGTCCATCACATGGGCCGAGATCACCAAGTGGCTGGCCATGTCACTCAACAGCCACTGGTTCGAGGTGTCAGCCACCAGGCTCATGCCGGCCAAGTGGTTGACCGAGCTGGTCGAGCGTGACTTGAAGAAGGGCACACGTTACTGGGGCGTCGAGGGCCGGCTGTGGTCAGAAGAGAACCCAGACGCCTACGCGGGTGTGCACAACTTCGACGGTGTGATGGTGATCTTCGACGAGGCATCAGGTATCGCTGACGCCATCTGGGCGGTGACCGCAGGTTTCTTTACAGAGAACACCCCAAACCGGTTCTGGCTGGCGTTCTCCAACCCACGGCGCAACACGGGGTACTTCTACGAGACCTTCCACAGCAAGCGTGAGTTCTGGCAGACCAAGGTGGTGGACGCCCGCACAGTCGAGGGCACGGACAAGCAGGTCTACCAGCAGATCATTGATGAATACGGACCGGACTCATCACAGGCGCACGTCGAGGTGTACGGCGAGTTCCCGAACGCTGGCGACGACCAGTTCATCTCCAGCCTGGTAGTGGACGACGCCATGCGCAGGCCCCTGTACAAAGACCCAAGCGCACCAATCGTGATCGGGGTAGACCCGGCACGGTTCGGGGCAGACGCCACCGTGCTGGCCGTCAGGCAAGGGCGGGACATTGTGCGCATCATCAGGCACCGGGGCGACGACACCATGACGGTGGTCGGGCACGTCATCGAGGCGATCGAAGAGTTCAAGCCGGCGATGGTGTTCATTGACGAGGGCGGGCTAGGCGCCGGCATTGTGGACCGGCTGAAAGAGCAGCGCTACAAGATCAAAGGCGTCAACTTTGGCTGGAAGTCACGCAACCCGGCCATGTACGGCAACATGAGGGCGCAGATCTGGGGCGACATGCGCGACTGGCTGAAGTCGGCCAGCATCCCAAACGACAGGTTCTTGAAAACTGACCTGATCTCGCCTATGATGAAGCCAGACTCCAAAGGGTCGATCTTCCTGGAGTCGAAAAAAGACATGAAAGCCCGTGGCCTGGCGTCACCCGACGCTGCCGACGCCATCGCGCTGACTTTCTCATACCCAGTCGCAAGCCGGGGTGAGTACAATAAACCCGAGCGCCGCGTCGTGTCAGAGCGTGGTGCGGTCTCAACCGGATGGATGGGGGCTTAAATGGCTACGAAAAAAAGCGTGTCTCTGAGTGTTGGTCGTGGCGAGAAGCTGCCTGCATCCAAGGGTGCTGGCCTGACTGAAAAGGGCCGTGCCAAGTACAACCGCGAGACTGGCTCCAATCTCAAGGCTCCCGCACCGAACCCCAAGACCAAGGCCGACCAAGGCCGCAAGGATTCGTTTTGCGCGAGAATGGGTGCCGTTGCGGCCAACGCCAAAGACGGTGAACGCGCCAAAGCGGCGCTCAAACGATGGAAGTGCTAAATCATGGCTACTAAACCTGGCTTGTACAGTAACATTAACGCCAAACGCGCCCGTATTGCCGCAGGTAGCGGCGAGAAAATGCGCAAACCCGGCGCTGCTGGCGCACCCACGGCCAAAGATTTCAAAGAGTCGGCCAAAACTGCCAAACCTGCCAAAAAGGCCAAATGATGCCACTCGTCAAGTCACCCTCAAAAGAGGCATTTCGCAAGAATGTGAAGGCTGAAATTGCCAGCGGCAAAAAACCCGACCAGGCAGTGGCAATTGCCTACTCTGTCAAGCGCGCGGCGGCCGGCAGCGGTAACTCTTCCAAAAAACCAACAATGAAGACCAAAAAATGAGCCTCCAAGCCCTGCAAGACTGCCTGATTGTCCGTCCCGACATGGAAAAACATGAGCTTTTTATCCTGTTGCGTGAGAAACAAACTGGCACGGGTGTGGTAATCTCCGCTGGACCTGATGCCAAAGACGTGAAAGTCGGTGACAAGGTGCTATTTGGTGATTCCATCGGTCAAGACCTAAAATACGAGGGTGACAACCTTCTGGTCATGAGGGAATCACACACCCTCGGAGTATTTGACGCATGAAAGACACCACCGGAATCGTAGCCGCAGCCAATGTGGCAAAAAACGGACCGTACCCGTCAAAAGGCGGTTCCGAGGAGATCCTGACCGTTGCCCGTTCACGCATGAAAACGGCGATGGCTGCGTTTTCCGAGACACGGGAAGACGAACTTGACGATCTGCGGTTCTACGCAGCATCACCCGACAACCAGTGGCAGTGGCCTGCTGACGTGCTTCAAACTCGTGGCGCTGTGCAGGGTCAAACGATCAACGCACGCCCGTGCCTGACCATCAACAAGCTGCCGCAGCACGTTCATCAAGTGACGAACGAGCAGCGCATGAACCGTCCCGGCATCAAAGTGATCCCGGCTGACGACAAGGCTGATGTGGACATGGCAGACGTGTTCAACGGCGTAATCCGTCACATCGAGTACATCTCCGATGCCGACGTGGCCTACGACACCGCCTGCGAAAACCAAGTGTCGTTTGGCGAAGGCTACATCCGTCTGCTGACCGAGTACTGCGACGAAGACACGTTTGATCAAGACATTAAGATCGGGCGCATCCGCAACAGCTTTAGCGTCTACATGGATCCCCTGATTCAAGACCCCACTGGCGCAGACGCCAAGTGGTGCTTTGTCACGGAAGACCTGCCCAAAGCTGAATACGAGCGTTTGTACCCTGATGCAGCGCCCGTCAGCACCTTGATGAGCCTCGGCGTGGGCGATCAGTCCATCAGCCAGTGGATCAACGAAAACACCATCCGCATCGCCGAGTACTTCTACATCGAGTACGAGAAGCAGACCCTCAACTTGTACCCCGGCAACCAAACTGCGTTTACCGGTACGCCCGAGGACAAGGCACTTCGTGCGATGTTCGGCAAGCCAATCCGCACCCGCGAAGCTGACCGCAAAAAGGTCAAGTGGTGCAAGATCAACGGCTACGAAATCCTTGAAGAACGCGAGTGGGCTGGTGCCTACATCCCCGTGGTGCGCGTGGTCGGTAACGAGTTTGAGGTTGATGGCCGCATGTACGTGTCGGGCTTGGTGCGTAACGCCAAGGATGCCCAGCGCATGTACAACTACTGGGTGTCGCAGGAAGCTGAGATGCTGGCGCTGGCCCCCAAAGCCCCATTCATCGGGTACGGTGGTCAGTTTGAAGGCTACGAGCAGCAGTGGAAAACTGCCAACACGAACAACTGGCCCTATCTGGAGGTCAATCCAGACGTTACAGACGGCCAAGGCGCTGTGTTGCCGCTACCCCAGCGGGCGCAGCCCCCAATGGCCTCCAACGGCCTCCTGCAAGCCAAGGCGGGTGCTGCCGAGGACATCAAGTCGGCCACCGGCCAGTACAACGCATCGCTGGGCATGACCAGCAACGAGCGTTCTGGCAAAGCCATCTTGGCCCGCCAGCGTGAGGGCGACATTGGCACCTACCACTACGTTGACAACTTGGCCCGTGCGATCCGTCACATTGGTCGTCAACTCGTGGACCTGATTCCCAAGATTTACGACACCGAGCGCATTGCCCGCATCATTGGTGAAGACGGCGAGCCAGATACCGTCAAGATGAACCCGATGCAGGAAGAACCTGTCAAGCGCATCGTGGACCAAGAAGGCAACCTGATCGAAAAGATCTACAACCCGTCTGTCGGCAAGTACGATGTGCGCGTGATCACCGGGCCCGGCTACGCTACCAAGCGTCAAGAGGCTCTGGAGAGCATGGCCCAGTTGCTGCAAGGCAACCCACAGTTGTGGCAAGTGGCTGGCGACCTGTTTGTCAAGAACATGGACTGGCCCGGTGCACAAGACCTCGCCAAGCGGTTCAAGAAGACCATCGACCCCAAAGTGCTGGCCGACGAAGACGATCCAGCCTTGGCCGCTGCCAACCAGCAGATGCAGGCCATGCAGGCTGAGATGGAAAACATGTTCCAGATGTTGCAAAACGTCAACCAGAGCATGGAAGCCCGTGACTTGGAAATCAAAGAACAGGCCAACCAAATCAAAGCATTTGATGCTGAGACTAAGCGCATCAGCGCCGTGCAAGCTGGCATGAGTGAACAACAGATTCAAGACATCGCTATGGGTGTTGTGGCGGCTGCACTAGAGTCCAATGACAACATGGTCATGATGACTGAGCAGCGTGAGATGCCTGAGATGCAGCCTGAAATGATGCCGCCCCAAGGAGACATGAATGAAATGCGCTGATTTCGTAGGCGAGTTGTTCTTGGCCCGCGACGTGGCCCATTCGGTTCACTTGAACACCCGGTCATACTCCAAACACAAGGCGCTGCGGCACTTTTACGAGGATGTGATTGAGTTGGCCGACAAGTTTGCCGAGGCTTACCAAGGTCGTCGTGGTCTAATTGGACCCATCAGCCTGATGAGTGCCAAGAAGAACGGCAACATCATTGAGTTTCTGGAGCAGTCCCTCAAAGACATTGAGGGTATGCGGTATGAAGTTTGCGACAAAACTGATACGACAATCCAGAACATCATTGATGAAATCATCGCGCTTTACCTGTCCACCCTGTACAAGTTAAAATTCCTCGCATAATAGGAGCCAGTGTGGAAATTTTGTGGCTGCTGACTAGCTCGGCGTTTAAACAAGGAAAACGACATGGCATTGAGAAAGATCATAGAAGCTGAAGGCGAGTCCTACATTCAGTCTTCATTTGGAACAATTCAAAACGGTGTTGAGAAAGTCACATTTGCAGCGGTTTGCAAAATTTCATCTATAAGCGGCAGCAAAACAAAGCTGACCATCAATGTCTCACACGTTGGTGATGTTAATATGTTTGAGCGTTTGTACAGCTTTCAGCCATCGGTTGCTGAAGGTTCCGAAAACTTCATCAAGCAGGCCTACTTGTATTTGAAAACCTTGCCCGAGTTTTCTGGCGCTGAAGACTGTTAAAAATCATGGCACCCAACTTGCAAATTGCATTTGCACCTCTTGGTAACACAGTTGATGCTGTTGCTGATAACTTGAAAGGCTGATATGCCAACAGTAAATCTTTCCGCACTGGCTGGTGCGGGTCAACAGTTTTTTGACAACAATGGCAACCCATTGTCGGGCGGCAAGCTGTACAGCTACGAAGCGGGAACAACTACACCGCAAGCCACTTACACGAGTGTCAGTGGTGCAACAGCACACACCAACCCGATTATTTTGGACTCCGCTGGCCGTGTGGCAACGGGCGAAATTTGGGTAACAGCCGGTCAAAATTACAAGTTTGTGCTGAAGACTTCGGCTGAAGTGACAATTGCGACTTGGGATAACATCACTGGGATCAATGGCACGGGTATTGCCACCGCCGCAATTAACGTGTCGTTTACGGGTTTCAAAGGACAACTTGGCACTGTTCAGGACTTAGCTGATGACGATGGTTCAGACTGGATTGGGTTTGATCCTTCTGGTGCCAGTGCCGTTGCGCGGTCTGTTCAAGACAAGCTCCGCGAAACCGTGAGCGTCAAAGACTTTGGCGCTGTTGGCGATGGTGTTGCAGATGACAGCGCGGCCTTCATCGCTGCTCGCGCTGCTGCCAACGGGCAAAAAATCTACGCCCCCGCTGGAACGTACAAGCTGAACCAAGTTGTCACAGGGTCAACTGATTTGATTTTAGAAGGTGACGGCCCATCGACCATTCTCGATTTCACCGGAACTGTCACTGGCGGTTCTTATGGTCTTGAAGCCATCGGCACTGCAACTCAAATTGAAAATCTTGGGGCGACTGCAAACGTTGGTGAATACACTGTAACGTTTGCCAGCGCCCCATCGTTGGCAGTTGGCGATGTCTTCATCATCTATAACCCAACAAACTTTTCTTGGTCGCCTTGGCGTTCCGTGTATCGCGCTGGTGAATGGTGTGAAGTTCTTGGTGTTTCTGGCAGCACTGTAACCCTTACTAACCCGCTTTACGACTCTTACACTGCGGCCAGTGTGAGCGTCTACAAAGTAGCCGGGCCTAAAGTTGTGTTGCGAAACTTTGATATTCAAGGCACAACAATTCTTGGTTTAATCAAAACAACATTGTGCATTGAGCCGTTAATTGAGAATGTTAAGGGCGCACTTGCAAACAACTCAATTGTTTATTTTGACAGATGCTACAAGCCGACTGTTATCAATCCCGAAATGTACAACAAAGGAGACGGTGGTAGTGACTACGGCATTGTCTTTGGTAACTCCCAACACGGCAAAATGATTGGCGGGAATGTTTACTCCAGACGCCACGCTGTTGCCGTTGGCGGCACAGATGCCATTGGGTGCGTAACTGTGCGGGACTTAAGAGTTATTGGCGCAACATTGAAAAATGATCCTGATTCTGGCACACAAGCCGCCGATATGCACGGAAATATGGAAGACTGTGAGTATGATGACTGCACCATTTATGGCGGCGGTTTGTTGGCCGGAAAAAATAACCGATATGTAGATTGTAAAATTTACGGAGATGGCACAAGCGGAATTTGCCTGTACGCAGGGGAAATACTCGGTGGTCGTATTGGCGCTCAAGGGTGCGAGTTTATTTCGTACAAAAATCCAATTTTGGTTGGTCGCGGTGTAATTGATTTTGGTGGAAACTCAGACGCACTCAACGCTAACGTCCTATACCCATTGACCGCATATGTCGAAAATTGCAAATGGTATGGAAGAAACCTAAGTTCTTCTTCAAGTTTTATGCGATTTAGATTAGATGGAGCAACGGTCACAACTAACTTTGTGATTGACGGCTTGGTTGTAGACATTGACGCTATCAGCAGTGTGCTGCGATCCAGTGTTACAAGTGGCACGGCTGATAGCGATTTCATTGTCATCGACAATTTAGCTGGTTTTCCAACAGCTACGATTTTGCATAACTCAACGGCGGGTGCTTACCACGGCTTTCCCCATCGCTGTCAAAAACAAACAGGTAGTCAGTCGCTCACGGCAACTTCAGGTACAAACGTCACTTCTGGAACCACAGTTTCGTTTAAATATATTTACCCTCGAGTCCCCTCCGCGCAAGCCGGAGGTGAAACAGTGATTGCGGGAAACGTAGCTGCGCTGCCGTGCCTTGGTACTCTAACTGCTTCAACCATTGCGCCCCGCCTTATTTCTGCTGACGCAACAAACTGGTCTTCAACGATTACCAGAACAGTAAGTTGGTCTGCGTCGATTGACGAGGTGTAAAAATGGCAAACAGATTTTGGGTCGGTGGCTCTGGCACTTGGGATGCGGCCAGCACAACAAACTGGTCGGCCACTTCTGGTGGTGCGGGCGGTGCTTCTGCGCCTGTTGCTGCTGATGCGGTGATTTTTGATTCAGCATCTGGGTCGGGTACATGCACAACCGCAGCTGGTTCAACTTGCACGACCTTAACATTTAACACGTCCACACTGTCGTTGGTTCTCGGAGCCAATCACACAATGGCTGGTGTTTTCACACTGACGGCAGGTGCTGTTGATTTAAATTCTTACGCGTTGCGTTGTTTGATTTTTACGTCAACAGCGGCCAACGCCAGAACACTGGCGTTTGGTACAACTGGTAAAGTCGAAATCACTCGTACAACTACCGTAACAAATGCTTTTGACACTCACAATGTTACGGTGCCGATTGTTTACACAGGTACTCCTTTGGTTGAAATGATTGGAAATGCGGCTGCTGGAACCACAATTGGTTTTCGTGGAACAGTGGACGCAAATAATCCAATTTCTCTCAACATCAAGACAGGCTCCGGCACGATTAACGTCGGAAGCGGTTTTGCGTGGAACAATGTTGACTTCACCGGATTCTCTGGAACTTGGAACGCTGCGTTAATAAATGTCTATGGTGACCTTACCTTGTCACCAACGATGACATCTGTTTTTGTCAGCACTCCTTTGAACTTCTTGAAAGCGTCTGGTACCCAGACCATCACGTCAAACGGTGTCACCATCAACACCGGCATCACAATCAATTCCGCTGGTGTGACCGTTGGTTGTGCTGACGCGCTGACACTTGGATCAACAAGAACATTGACCATCACCAATGGCACACTGCAACTTAAAAACGGCGTTACCTCTAGTGTGGGAAGTTTTGTCGCCAATAGCGCCAACATTAAATTCTTACAGTCAACAACGCCCGGATCACAAGCCACATTGTCACAAGCAAGTGGTACGGTTAACGTAGTTGATTTAACTATTCGCGACATTAACGCTACAGGCGGTGCTTCATGGAACGCTTATACTGACTTTGAAAATACGGACGCTGGCAACAATGACGGTTGGGATTTCAGCCTGTCACCCCCGTATTCAACCGCTGAGTTTCCTATTGCGATAAGATCGTTTACACAACCCCGGAGATTCTAAAATGGCAAACAACCAACTCAAAATTGTTACATCGTGCCTCGGCTATCAGCAAATTACCAACTTGAGCGCGTCAGTTGGTTTGACTTTGCCGACGACTGATGCCAACGGTCTTAATTGCACCCCTGCATTCGCGCTGATTGTTGCAGAGGGCGCTCCTGTGCGTTGGCGCGACGATGGCGTAGCGCCTTCCACTTCTGTTGGTATGCCTATTGCTGTTGGCGTTCCATTGCAATACGATGGTGATTTGACAAAAATTCGCTTTATTCAACAATCAGCAAGCGGAATTTTAAATATCAGTTACTATCGGTAATGTTTAACCAACCGTACCGGCGAGGTTCACCGGGAACTCACACGAGTTAAAAATGACTGATGAAGTCCAAACCTTAGCGGAAGTAGACTCCGCGCAAGCACCCGAGGTGACGGCCACCACGGACAATGCACAAAATGCGCCGGTAGTAGCTGAGAATCAAGACGGTAGCACCCAAGAGGAAAAGAAGTACTCGCAGGCTGAAATCGACGCGATGATTGGCAAGCGCCTCGCAAGAGAACAGCGCAAATGGGAACGTGAGCAGCAGGCAAAGCAGGCACCCGTGCCAGCCGCGCCAACGGAAATTCCGACTGCCGATCAATTTGACAGCCCACAGGCATACGCGGATTTCATCCGTGCCGAGGCTGAAAAGCTGGTCCAACATCGGGAAATCCAGAAACAACGCGCTGAGATTGAAGAAACCTTCGCAGAGCGTGAGGAGGAGGCCCGGTCTAAATACGATGACTTTGACCAAGTTGCGTATAACCCGAACCTTCGCGTCACCGATGTGATGGCCGAAACCATCAAAGCGTCTGACCTTGGACCTGATCTGGCATACTGGCTAGGCAGCAACCCCAAGGAAGCTGATCGCATTTCTCGCTTGTCGCCACTGTTGCAAGCGCGTGAGATTGGTAAAGTCGAGGCAAAATTGAGTGCCGAACCTTTCCAAAAGAAAACCTCGTCTGCGCCTGACCCGATTCGTCCGGTGACCGCACGAGCAGTGAATCCCGGTGTCACTGACACCACCGATCCTCGGTCTGTCAAGACCATGAGCACATCGGACTGGATTGCTGCCGAGCGTCAACGACAACTCGACAAGGCACGGGCACTTCGCAACCGCTAATTTTAGGAAATCATCATGAGTAACAGTCTCTTAACCATTGACATGATCACCCGCAAGTCTCTCGAAATCCTCGAGAACAACTTGGTGATCACCCGCAACGTGAACCGCCAGTACGACGACAGCTTCGCTGTTGAAGGTGCCAAGATCGGTTCTACACTGCGTATCCGTTTGCCCGACCGCGCTTTGGTCACTGACGGTGCCGCCCTGCAAGTTCAGGACGACAACGAACAGTTCACCACTCTGACTGTTTCCAGCCAGAAGCACATCGGCATCAACTTCACATCCGCTGAATTGACCATGCAGTTGGACGACTTCGCAGAGCGTGTCTTGAAGCCACGTATCAGCCAGTTGGCCTCCACTGTGGATGCTGACGTTGCCAACGCATACAAGCTGATCGGTAACTCTGTCGGTACTCCCGGCTCTGCTCCATCGACCGCTTTGGTGCTGTTGCAAGCCCAGCAGAAGCTGAACGAGAACGCCGCCACCATGTCGCCTCGCTACGCTACCGTGAACCCTGCCGCTAACGCTGCTTTGGTGAACGGTCTGTCTGGTTTCTTCAACCCCACAGACGTCATCTCTCGCCAGTTCAAGAACGGCATGATGGGTGAGCAAGTGTTGGGCTACGAAGAAGTCAACATGAGCCAGTCGATCAAAGTGCACACCACCGGCACCCGTGCTGCCACTGGCAACACCACCGGCGCTGCTGTGACTTCTGAAGGCGCGACCACTCTGACTCTGACTGTTGGTTCCGGTGAAACCATCGCTGTTGGTGACGTGTTCACCATCGCCGACTGCTTCGCTGCCAACCCACAGACTCGTGAGTCCACCGGTTCGCTGTTCCAGTTCGTGGCCCTGTCGTCTTCGACATCCAGCACAACTGCTACTGTGACCGTGGCTCCTATGTACTCGGCTGGTAACGCCCTGTGCACTATGGTGTCCCTGCCTGCCACTGGCAAGGCTGTCGTGTTCACTGGCGCTGCTTCCACAAGCTACCCACAGAACATGGTGTACCACCGTGACGCCATCGCGTTCGCCACTGCTGACCTGTTGCTGCCACAAGGCGTTGACATGGCTAGCCGTGCCGTTCACAACGGTATCAGCCTGCGCGTTGTTCGTCAGTACGACATCAACAACGACCGTATGCCTTGCCGTGTTGACGTGTTGTACGGTTACAACACTATTCGTCCACAAATGGGTTGCCGCATCTGGGGCTAATCCAAGGCGGGGGCTTCGGCCCCTGTTTTCAAATCAATCTGAAAGGAAATTATCATGGCACTCCCTAACGGCGCAGGCGGTTATCAAATTGGTGACGGCAACATCGGCGAAGCTAATCTGACGGTTCAAGGCGCTCCCGTAGCACTGACAGCCGCAGCAACTTTGACTGGTGCTCAACTGTCGAATGGTCTGTTCACATACACTGGCGCTGCCGTCAACCTGACTCTGCCCACCGTGGCTGATCTGGAAGCTGACGTTTCCAGCGCACAGAAAGTGAACTCGGCATTTGAGTTCGGTATCATCAACATCGGCGGCACCAACGCTGCCACTTTGGTGGTCGGCACTGGCTGGACCATCGTTGGTGTGGCTGCTGTCAGCGCCAACACATCGGCCCGCTTCCTCGCCCGTAAAACCGGCGATGGTGCTTGGACCGCATACCGCGTTGCTTAATTTTTAAGCAACTGGTAAAACGGGGCTTCGGCCCCGTTTTCACATGGAGAACCAAATGAACATCACCCTCGTACACCCACTTCACGGTGCCAAAGTTGCCATCAATGATGTTGAACTCGCCGAAGATGAAAAAAATGGCTGGACACGGTACAATCCTGACACACCTGTCGAGGTGGCATCTGAGCCGGTAGTCGAAGCGCCAAAACGCAAGTACACTCGCAAAGTGACCGATCAACCTGTCGAACAGCCCAACGAAGTCCCATCCTTTCTGACTTCGGCAAGCGACGAATCCGAAGGAAACTGAAATGGCTTATACCGCTGGCGACCAGATCAACCGAGCACTCAGGCTGCTTGGTATTCTTGCCGAAGGTGAAACGGCGTCAGCGGCAACAAGTCAAGACGCTCTGGTTGCAATGAACCAGATGATCGACTCGTGGAACACCGAGCGTCTGTCCGTGTTCTGCACCCAAGACCAAATCTTCTCGTGGCCCTCTGGTGAGATCAAGCGCACCCTTGGTCCGACTGGTGACTTTGTGGGCAACCGCCCCATCCAACTTGATGACGCCACGTACTACAAGGCCCCAAGCGGCGTGTCGTATGGCATCAAGTTCATCAACCAAGATCAGTACAACGGCATCGCTGTCAAGACATCGACATCGACCTTTCCGCAGGTCATCTTTGTCAACAACACATTCCCCAACGTGGAGATGTACGTGTACCCCCGGCCCACGCAGGTCTTGGAGTGGCACTTCATCTCGGTGCAAGAATTGACGCAGCCTGCGCTGCTCAGTACCGAGTTGTTTTTCCCACCGGGTTACATGCGGGCGTTTGCCTACAACTTGGCAATGGAGATTGCGCCCGAGTTTGGTGTGAAGCCAAGCCCACAGGTGCAGCGCATCGCCATGACCAGCAAGCGCAACTTGAAGCGCATCAACAACCCATACGATGTGATGAGCTTGCCCTACGCCGTGGTGGCAAACCGTCAGCGGTTCAACATCTACGCCGGTAACTTCTGATGAAGACGCCCATCCTCGGTTCATCCTACGTGGCCCGCAGTGTCAACGCTGCGGATGCCCGCATGGTCAACCTGTTCCCCGAGATCGTGCCCGAGGCTGGCAAAGAGCCTGCGTTTCTAAACCGCGCTCCCGGCTTGAATCTGCTTAACACAATAGGCACTGGCCCAGTTCGTGGACTGTGGGCATTCTCGTCCAACGATGGTACGGGCTTTGTGGTGTCGGGCACACAGCTTTACAAGATTGACAACGCCTACACCCCCACGCTGATTGGCAACGTGTCGGGCACTGGCCCTGTCAGCATGGCTGACAACGGCACTCAATTGTTTATCGCTTGCAACGGCCCCAGCTACATTTACAACGCCAACACAAATGTGTTTCAGCAGATTACAGACCCGGACTTCCCCGGCGCTGTGACTGTGGCCTATCTGGACGGCTACTTCGTGTTCAACGAACCGAACAGCCAGAAGATGTGGGTCACTGCCCTTTTGGAGGGTACATCCATTGACCCGCTGGAGTTTGCCAGCACCGAGGGTTCTCCTGACGGCTTGGTGGCCGTGATTGCCAACTTCCGCGAAGTCTGGGCCTTTGGAACCAACTCGATTGAAGTCTGGTCTGACACCGCTGCGCTAAACTTCCCTCTTGAACGCATCCCCGGTGCGTTCAACGAATTGGGCTGCGCTGCCCCCTACTCCATTGCCAAGATGGACAACGGCCTGTTCTGGCTTGGCCGTGACCGCCGTGGCCAGGGCATCGTCTACCGAGCCAACGGCTACGCTGGTCAGCGTATCTCGACTCATGCTGTCGAGTGGCAAATCCAGCAGTACGCTGACATCACTGACGCCATTGCCTACACGTACCAGCAAGAGGGTCACAGTTTCTACGTGCTGATATTCCCCACGGCCAACACTACATGGGTGTACGATGCCGCCACACAGGCTTGGCATGAGAGAGCCGGGTTTACCAATGGTGAGTTCACTCGCCACCGTAGCAACTGCCAGATGTCGTTCAACAACAAGGTTGTTGTGGGCGATTATCAAAACGGCAACATCTACTCGTTCGACTTGGAAGATTTCTCGGACAACGGGCAGATCCAGAAGTGGCTGCGCTCGTGGAGAGCACTGCCCACCGGTCAGAACAACTTGAAGCGCACCGCGCACCACAGCCTCCAACTTGACTGCGAGTCGGGCACTGGCCTGAACCTTGGTCAAGGCAGCGATCCACAAGTCATGTTACGCTGGTCAGACGATGGTGGGCACACATGGTCTAACGAGCACTGGATCAGCATCGGCAAGATCGGTGAGTACTATCGCCGCGCCATCTGGCGCAGATTGGGCATGACCCTGAAGCTGCGCGATCGCGTCTACGAGGTGTCGGGTACTGATCCTGTGAAGATCACAATCATGGGCGCTGAACTACTGTTGAGTCCGACCAATGCTTAACCCCATCATCACGCCTCCACGGGTGCCGTTGGTTGACCCTAACACGGGTCTAATCAGCAGGGCGTGGTATTTGTTCTTCCTGTCGTTGAACACCGTGGCAAATGATGTCGTAAACGACCCAGTAGTTAGCCCCAGTGCTGAGTCACTGATTGCCAGTTATGACGCACTGCTTCAAACGCTGACGCAGGAAGTGCAGACGCAGCCGACTCAAGAGAGCGCGCTTAACCAGATCGCCGAGTTGCAAAAGCAGATCGCGTCGTTGGAAAAAAAGATCGAGTGCCCTTGCACCGAACTGACAGCCGAGTTGCAAAAGCAAATAGAGGGTCTTCAAATGACCCCAGCCCCTCGTGAGTTTGAACGCTCACGCTACGGCTCGTTCTACGACACCACAACTCAGACGGCCACCGTAATCAACACTGCCACGGCTGTTACGTTCAACAGCACAGATTTGACAAACGGTGTCTATCTTGGTACACCCACCTCGCGTGTTTACGTGGACACACCGGGCATCTACAATTTCGACACTTCGTTTCAGTTGGACAAGACGGCTGGCGGCGTGGGTCTGTTCTACTTGTGGTTCAGGCTCAACGGTGTCGATGTGCCAAACAGCGCCAGCCAGATAAGAATTCAAGGTAACAACGCTGAAATCTTCTCGTCGTTAAACTACTTTTTTGACCTGAACGCAGGTGATTACGTGGAAATCATGTACTCAGTCGACGATTTGAGCATTCAACTTTTGGCTGAGGTAGCAGCAGCACCGCATCCCGGCATTCCGTCCATCATTCTTACCGTTTCAAACAATATCGGGGGTATCCAATGACCGTCATCGTCAAAAACCTTGTGCCATCGAAAGATGTGGCAAACACCCAGACAACCCAGTACACCGCCAACGGTGTGACCACAATCATCGACAAGTTCACGGCGACCAATTACAGCGCCAGTGCTGCTACGATCTCGGTCAACTTGGTCACAACTGCCGGGTCCGCTGGCAACAGCAACTTGATCACCAAGACTAAGACGCTTCAGCCGTCCGAGGTGTACACGTTTCCTGAGTTGGTCGGACAGGTTTTGAACTCCGGCGACTTCATTAGTACAATCGCTGGAACCGCCAGCGCAATCAACATGCGAGTGTCGGGCCGTGAAGTTACCTGATGATGTTTGGCAAGTAATTGTTGAACATTTGAAACTTTACAAAAACCGCGAGGCACCGCATGGACTCAAAGCGTTTTTGGAAAAGAGCGCCGACATTGAGGTATTTGATGGGGGCGCGTTTGTGGCAATCGGCAACGAATTTGATTTGTTTGTGGTGCCAGAAAAAAGAGGCCGGTGGCGCATTCGGTCGGTGGTTGGCGGATACCTTGACCGAATGGGGCAATTGCACAGTAAAATCGTCGCACGGATTGATGAGCGAAACATCCCCTCGCTCCGGCTGGCGCGGCACTTTGGCTTTCAAGAAGTGAGTCGGGAAAACGGCGTCATTCGACTGGAGAAAAAACATGGGTGATATTGTCAACGCAGTAGCAGATGTATTCGGGTTTGGTCCCGCAAGTAAACAAGCGGACGCAACAACTCAAGCAGCGCAAATGTCGGCGCAAGGCTCCCGCGAAGCATTGGCACTTCAACAGCGCATGTATGAAGAAAACGTCGCTCGTCAAGAACCTTGGCGCAAAGCGGGTGTGGAAGCGCTTAACAAACTCATACCAATGTCGGAGTATCAGACGTTTGGAATGAAACAGTTTCGAGCCGACCCCGGTTATGCTTTTCGCATGTCCGAAGGTATGAAGGGCTTGGAGCGATCCGCTGCTGCCCGTGGTGGTTTGCTGTCGGGCAGTACGCTCAAAGGCATTCAGCGGTTTGGTCAAAACCTTGGATCGCAAGAGTACCAAAACGCATTTAATCGGTACCAGACCGAGCGTTCTGCCCGACTTAATCCGCTTCAAACATTGGCGGGTGTTGGTCAAACCGCGAATACAGCATTGGGTGCCGCTGGTCAAAACTACGCCAACCAAGCCAACCAACTTGGCATGACCAACGCTGCCAACCAAGGCAATTTGGCTTTGCAGCGAGGCAACATTTCCGCCAGCCAGTATGGCAACTATGGCAGCGCGTTGAACACGGCGCTGAACACCGACTGGAACGCGCTAGGTAAGCGATTTGGTGGCTATGGAGGTGGGTATTCGGGCGCAGGACAAGTAAACCCCGTATCCGGCGAATACATGGGCTCGTTGGAGTTCTAAGGAGTAATCATGGCTGGACTTATCGACGTCGGAATTATCAAGCCTGAGTTGGCAAACTCGTTTGCCGCTGGCTATCGGGGCGCGGAACAATCACGCAATCTGTTGGCGCAACAAAAGCAAGATACTGAGATGGGCCAGATGAAACTGGAGCAACTCAAGAATGATCGCACGGCGCTGCTTCAACTGCAAGACAGCCTCAGGTCTGCGGGAAAAGACCCTGACCCGGTTAAAGTGTTCGATGCGCTTATCGCAACGGGTAACCCCGACTATGTGATGAAGGGCATGGACGGCAAACGCCGCTTGACCGAGCTTCAACGTGCTGACAGTGTGCTGCGCCAGTTCGCACCCGAGTTGTTTCAGACTGAGCAATCAAGTGGTGCGGCTCCTGCTGCTGTTCCCGCTGCCCCTGCACCCGGATCGTTTGCCGCCGATGTAGCGCAGCGCCGCGCAACAATGACTCCTCCTGCTGCCCCCGCACCTGTAAATGCGATGGCTCCTGCTGCGGCCCCCACTGCCGGTGCTGATGTGAATGCGCTGCGCCGTCAACTGACTCTGTTGAGTTCGATAGACGATCCCCGCGCTAAAGCATTGGCAGATGTGGTCAAAGGTCAGATTCAGGAAGCTGCAAAATCTTACGTTGTTGGTGGTCGTCTGGTCACAGGTGCCGGTAAAGAACTGTACGCAGCGCCTGATAAAGCAACAGATCTTCAACGTAATTACGAATACGCGAAAACACCGGCGGGTGGTAATTTCAAAGGTTCTTTGGCTGACTTCAAAGTGTTGGCTACACCTAAGACAACCACAACTATCACCAACGTGCAAGAAAAAGCCGAAAAGGGTGAATTTGGCAAATTTTTGGTTCAAGACGTGTACAAACCTGTCTCGCAAGCGGCTGCGTTGGCGACTAAATCGCTGCCCGCTATCGAGGCCAATTTAGGCGCGCTGAACGCGGGTTTGAGCACCGGCTTTGGTACGGACGCCAAAAAGGCCGGCGCGCGCGTTTTGGGTGCTTTGGGTGTCAAGGACGCAGAGAAGTTTGCTGAAAACGCAGAGGTGTTTCAAGCCAACGCCATCAACGCTGTGTTGCAAAAGCAGCTTGAACAAAAAGGCCCGCAGACTGAGTCAGACGCTCGTCGTATTGAACAAGTCGGCGCAGAGTTGGCCAAAACCAAAGGTGCCAACGAGTTCATTCTGTCGTTGGCCAAAGAGCAGCTTAAACGCGATGTTGAGCAACGCAACTTCTACGATAATTACCGCAGACGCACCGGCAGTTTTGACGGCGCTGAAGATGCATGGTTCTCCAGCGAAGGCGGCAAATCACTGTTTGACCGCCCTGGACTCAAGAAGTTTGCGCCAGGCGTCGCAGCCCAAAGCGCAGCCGCGCAGATTCCAGGGAGCCGCCCAGCGCCTGTTCCCGCTGCAGCCCCAATTTACGCACGTAACCCGCAAACCAACCAGCGTATCATGTCCACCGACGGTGGTAACACTTGGACCCCTGCGAGGTAATAAACATGGCGCTCCCTGCTGGATTTGAACTGGAACAAGCCCCTGCCCAAGCAGGCGCGCAATCACTAAAACTGCCTGCGGGTTTTCAATTGGAAACCGAACAGTCGTCCGGCATGCCTGGCCCTCGCCAAAAGCCCGGCGCTTTGACGCAGTTCGGCCGCAGCGCAGCCTCGCTGGCCGACGTTACGATTGGTGGCATTCTGCCTGCCGTCGTGCAGCAAGTGGGCTATCCATTGGCCCGCTTGGGTCGTTCACCACAAGAAGCGCAAGCTGCTACCGCCCGCTTGGTGAGTGCCGTTGAGTCGCCAGTTGGCCGAGCATTTGGCGTTACTGAAACACCCGAATACCAGCAAGAAGCTGGCCGTCAAGTGCTGGACTTTATTGGCCAGAACTTCCAAAAAGGTGCCAAGTGGATTGCGGGCAAAACCGGCCTTCCGCAGTCCGACGTAGAAAACCTGATGGGCACCGCGACCGTGGCAGCGCCTGCGGTAGCTCGACCCGTGGCCCGCACGGTCCAGCAAGCAGCTGCACCGGTGATCGAACGCGCCACTATCGCTGCAAAGATGCCGTTTGAAGGTCGCGTGCAGGCTAAGCGTGAGCGCCAGTCGTTGGAAGACTACGCCCGTGGCCCACAGATCGACGCGGCGGCCGACGCGCAGCGTTTGGGTATTGTGCTCAACCCAACAGACATCCAGCCCACTTTAGGTCCAAAGCTGACCGCGATGGCCGCAGGCCCACGCGCTCCCGAGGCGTTGGCCAGCGCCAACAAAAACCAAGTGCGTACTGTGGCACTTGGCGATATGAATCTGCCGCTGACAACGCAGCTCAACAGCCCAAAAGCGTTTCAGCAAGCACGTACACAGGTGGCTGAGCCTTATGAGCAAGTCAAGAAGCTGCCTATTCAGCAAGCTGACGACGCAATGGTCCAGCGCCTAGAAGCGCTGCGCGCTGATTTGGACGTGATTGGAGCCAAGGAATACGCGCCGGCCATCAGCAAGATTGTCGATGATGCAATTACAAAGACGCAAACCGGCCTGACCGGCGAGCAGCTACTTAAGAACATCAGTGTTCTGCGGGAGCGCGCACGCAAGACATACAACAACAAATCGGCCACTACCGAGGCGTTAGACATTGCTGACACCAACCTTAAAGTGGCGACTGAGCTGGAGTCGATGATCGACAACAGCATCTTCAACCCAAAGTTGTTGAGCGAGTTTCGCGACGCCCGTCAGAAGATGGCGCGCACATACGCGTATGAGGGCGCGACTGACTTGAACACCGGCATGGTGGACGTCGGCAAACTTGCCCGCATCACGTCGAAGGACAACGCTTTGACCGGCGACATTGCGTCGCTGGGCAAGATTGCCGGTAACTTTCCTGATGTGTTTAGCGCCCAGCCCACACCTGGCTTTCTGACTGCGCCTCGTTTGAGCCGGTCCGGTGCTGGCGGCGCGGCAGGTGCATTGGTAGGTTCGCAGTTTGGTTTGACAGGCTCGATCTTGGGCGGCGTGTTGGGCGGCGCTGCTGGTGAAACAGCAAGCGCGTTGGCCGCACGTCGGCTGGCGTCGCCGGGCTACCAAGCTGGCTTGACCTTGCGCGACGCACGCATCCCAGTCAATCAGTTGGCCGCGTCGATGCAGCCGATCCCGCAAAGTCAGGCCATCGTGCCCTACCAAGCGCCCGTTGAAGTGCTGATGCCGGGTGAAGGTCCGTATCGGCCAAACTTCGTGATGCAGCCCAACCAGTACGGTCCTCGCGTCACTACGCCTGGCTTTGCACCCGGCCCAGCCCAGTTGCCCGCGCCTAGCGCGCAAGGCACCTTGAACATGTTGCGCGCCGAAGATGCGCGCCGTGGCCAAATGTCTCGCACACTGGGCCAGCAAGCCGAGCAGCAGGCAGCTGCGGCTGAAGCCGCTGCCCGTCAGCCCACACGCGGCGCGGTCGAGCTGCAGATCAACCCGTTGACTGGCGCTCCAGAAGTAGCCACCGGCATCAAGGGTGCTACGCCCGCCACGTTCCAAGACTTTGGCTCGTCGCTCATGTCGGCCGCTGACAAGGCCACGACCGGCCGGATGTTCGACATGACCGCAGCCGAAAAGGTTGCGTGGAACAAGACCAAAGTAGATCTGGCTGAAGTAGCGCCAGGCATGAAATCGCTGACCGACAAAGCCGTTGCGGCCAAAATGCAAGATCGCGCATGGGTGCAAGACGCTGTCAATAAAGCGCAAGAGAGAGCCCGCGCATTTGACGCTATCGCTGCCCGCGCTGATACGGAGCGTGCCCGCCAGTCTGCTTTGGCAAACCGCGAGCGAATGCTTGATTTGGCCGAACAGATGGAAGACATGCTGCGCCCAGCGCGGCCCACCAAGACCGGCGGCCAAGGTCCAAAGACACGCGCCTTTCAACGCAACAAGCTCAACATGCTGTCTGATCAAGATGTCGTGAACGAGTTGCTGAATCGTTAAAATGCGGAACCTTTCATCATGGATGCAGTTATGGCCAATGAAATTGACCCAGTCAAATATGGAGTGCTCTGGGAGCGTGTGCAGAACTACGAGCGTAGGTTCGATGAAATGTCCAACAAGATGGACAAGCTCGAAGCCAACGTCGAGAAGCTGGTGGCCCTTGCCAACCAAGGGCGCGGTGGGTTCTGGGCAGGCATGGCCTTTGTGTCGTTCATCTCCAGCGCCGTGGGCTTCGCATTCAGTTGGATGAAGGGGCACTGAGATGCTGGCTGAGATCGCAGCAGCGAACGCAGCGTTCTCTGTCATCAAAGCCGCACTTGCCAACGGCAAAGAACTGCACCAGCTTGGCTCCAGAGTCTTCGACTACTTCGACAACAAGGCCAAGATTCAGGAAAAGGCCACCCAGAAGGGTGGAGGCTCGGACCTTGAGGAGTTCATGGCGCTTGAGCAACTCAAGCAGCAGGAAGAAGAACTCCGTGAGCGCATGGTCTACGCTGGCCGTCCGGGCATGTGGGGCGACTGGCAGAACTTCCAAGCCGCTGCTGCCAGAAAGCGCAGGGAGGCCAAAGAAGCCGCTGCCCGTGAAAAGGCCCGTAAAGCAGCACGCCTTGCACAGTTGACCGAGTACATTGCCATCGGCATGGCAACCATTGTGCTGGCTGGCCTGATGGTTGGCGGTCTTGTCATTTACATGAAGCACCTGCGATGAGCGACGACAAGCTGAACGCCAACACAACGCTTGACAAGGTGCTGTCCTATGTGGACTCGCCCTTCAAGCTGTTTGCCATCCTCGTCATGGGCGTGGTGGCCTTTGCCGGGTACTTCCTGTGGCAGAACCAAGAATTTATGAGGGACGCCTACAAGGAGTCCAAGAAGCTGCCGGAGATCAACACAGCACGGGCCGATGATGCCAGCTCGATGCTGCTGAAGAAGACCGGCGCAACGGTGGTGGCCGTGTTCAAGGTCAACCCGCTGTTCAACTCCCGAGTGTTGTATAAAGCCTACACCAAGGACGGCAGGGACAAGACCATCGAAGACATCGACGTGGGCTTGTTCAGCCAGAACTCGTCCAACAATGCCGATGTCATCAAGCTGATGACCAACGAGATACCGTGCTCCGAGTACCGCTACGCTCAGTCTGAGGTGGGCCTGTGGTACATCGAGAAGGGTGTCGGCTTCACCTGCCGTGTCAGCGTACCACCAGACAGCCATCGCTTTGTGGGCCAGATCACAGTCGGGTGGGCCGAGCCACCAGAGAACATCGAGCAAGTGAAATTCATGCTGGAGATTGCCAGCGCCATGCTAACCAAAAGGGGTAACTGATGACCTTGAGCGACCTGAACCCATTGGCCGCAATTGGCGGCAAGTTAATTGACCGTTTTCTGCCTGACCCGACAGCAGCCGCAGCCGCAAAGCAGGAACTGGCGCAGATGCAGGAGAATGGCGAACTGGCGCGGATGGCGAACGACACAAAGGTGCTGGAAATCAACAACGCCAACACCGACAGCGCCCGTGACATGAACGCCAAGGTGCAAGAGTCCACCAACGCTTCTTGGCTGGCAAAGAACACAGCCTACGCACTCGACATCGGCATTGTCACCGCCACCATATTTTTGGCTTGGTTTGCGTTTATGAAGGGCGTTCCCGAGGCCAACAAGGAGTTGGTCTACATGGCGCTTGGCTCACTCATCACAATGTGCGGAACCGTACTGAACTTTCACCGTGGAAGCTCCCAAGGCTCCAAGGATAAGGGCGGTGAAATCCAAAAACTGAAGGACATGAAATGAGAGAAAACTTTGCCGAAGCGCTTCAACACGTTCTCAAGCACGAGGGTGGTTTTGTAAACCACCCCGCCGATCCTGGCGGCATGACCAACTTGGGCGTGACCAAGCGCGTCTGGGAGGAGTGGGTTGGCTATGAGGTCGACGAGAAGGCCATGCGTGCGCTGACACCTGAGCTTGTTGGCCCCATGTACAAAGCCAAGTATTGGGACAAGGTCAAAGGCGACGACCTGCCGTCTGGCGTGGATTACATCGTGTTTGACGCTGCCGTGAACAGTGGCCCCGGCCGTGCGGCCAAGTGGTTGCAAGCGTGTGTGGGCGTCGAGCCTGATGGCGGCATCGGCCCCAAAACGCTGGCCGCTGTGGCAGCGTTTGAGGGCGATCTGGTGGACGACTACAGCAAGCGCCGTCTGTCGTTTCTCATGGATTTGCCTCACTGGGGTACGTTTGGCAAGGGTTGGTCACGGCGCGTGGCTGAAGTGCAGTCAGGCTCCGACGCGTTTCTCGGATAGCATCGCGGGTCATCGCCAGGTTGAACACGCTGTTCATGCGAAATGTCCTGTTGCGCTTTGACTCGCTCCTGCGGCGGTTCTCGCGCACGTCAGGCTTGGGCTTGGGTTTGTCAGGCTTGTCGCCCAGCATGAACACGGCACGAGGGTAGCGCCGGGCGTCGTCGTGGTCGTAGGTCCAGGCGGCCACGTAGAGGCGCTTCTCGCCAGCTTTGGTGCGCTTGGCCATGCGGTTGAGCACGGCGTGGGCATCGTAGCGTCCGATGTCAGCGTAGTCGGCAAACTCCTGCGCGGTCAAGCGCCCGAACTCAGCAAACGCCTCCAACGCCTTGATGACGTGGAAGCCCGTGTTGGTTGTGGTCACTCAGCCTTCTCCTTGAGCGTGGCCCATGCCACTTGGGCACATCGGGCGCACTGGTAGTGGTACTGGGTGCGGTGTGGCGATGGGGTCAACAGCCAGCGGTGTTTACATTGGGTCATGTGTTCTTCTCCTTAAGTTTGGCTTCGATGGCTCGGACAAATTCAATGCGAGTTCCGCTGTAATCAAGTGCGTTAATCTCCTCATCCGTCAGCCCAACCCAACTTTTCTTTTCAAGAAAAAGTTTTACTGCGGAATACGCTATTGAAGCCTCTTCTTTTGTTGGATATGTACCAAGATTGATATTTTGGTAATTAACTTTTATCTCTGCTCTCCAACCATTATGGTTTTTGTTTACACCAATAAATCCAGATGAATTGTTGTGGTTTGTTTTTCTGAAAGACAACAGATTTCTTGTATTTGTGACGTCCCGTAAGTTGATTATTCGGTTGTCTGATCTATTTCCGTTAATGTGGTCAATTACACCAACTGGAAAATTTCCATGCACGTAGAGCCATGCAAGACGATGCGCTCTATAACTTTTTCCATCAACGGATACATCCAAATACCCCCTCTTACACAAACTACCTGCGGCAGAGTTTGCCAACCTGTTGCCAGCATGGATTCGCCAAGTAAAAAGGCCGGTATGCTCGTCATAGCATAGAAGTTCTTGCAGACGAGATTGGGATAAAATTTGAGTAGTCATGCGATGCTCTTTCATCAATTGATTAGAAGCCCTAACAGATTGCCGTCTGCTTAGGGCTTTGCTATTTTATCACAACCCTCACATTGCCGCTGTGCTGCGGGTGGGGTGGTGTATTTGATTGCGGCATTCCACGATCTGTGGCAACCCTCTTTAAAGTCTTCGTTGCCCCAATGCGCGTTGTCGTACCAGTCAAAGAACTCCACAGGCTCCTGCACAGTAGGTGCTACAAGGGCTTGCTTGATGGCATGGCCCACATACTTGCGCTCATGTGCGTCAGTTTCGATGTACTCAAGACACATCTGCAATGTTTCGTCTTTGGTCATAAACAACTCCTCAATGTCATCAGGCCAAGCATCAGGACAATGAATCCCACCACAGCCCACACCAATTGCCCGTCAGCAGGGGTTGGCTTTTCGTCTTCGTCATTCATTTGATAACCCTCATGAAAGCGCCGCATCGGGCGCACTTGTACAAAGGTTGGTTCTCGACGGTCTCCCAGCGGTGTTTGCAATCGTTCATGACTTTCTCCTAGTTGCTTGTCGGGTCCAACATGTTGCGCAGATCCAACGTGTGGGGTTCATATCTATACCGCCCTCTGGCGGTTTGCTCTGTTCGCACTTGGCGCACAGTTTGAATCTGTGTACGGGCTGTGGTGGGTTGCCGTGGTTAAGCAAAAGCTGTTTCGTGACAAAACTCATTCGGGCCTCGGGCAGTTCTCGGGCACAGCCACCACGCACCACACCGCAGCCCATTGGCCACGGTACGGGCCTTGCCAGCGGTCAACGTACACACCAAAACAAGTGTCAAGTGCTCTGCGTAACGTGTCAGTAGGAATTCTTGTGCAATCGGCTATTTCAGCCACAGTGCGCCCGTCGGGATAGTCTTGCAAGCACTGACGAATCTTGTCGTGGTGTGATCTCATTTATATCTCCGCAGCGGCTCAACCTTCTTCTCTGGCGGGGGCGGCGTCATCTTCTCAGACGGCGGCGTCCAGCCCCACTTGCGCCACGTCGTTTGCACGTCAGCTCCGCTTGTCCATTTGAAATCTTTGTTCGGTATTGATGGGTAGACCATTTTTTGCTCCTTCGATTACTAAGTGCCGGTAGGCACGGATTGCTGTCTTCAAGTCTGCTTGCAGACTCTCGATCAGCTCGTCTTGCTCAGACAGCCGCTTGGCAGCGTCTTGGGCAAACTTCGCTAGGTTGTGCGCTTCCCACGCCTCAAACCTGGTCATGCTCTGGTGGCCAGCGCCAGCAGCTCGGCCCTCTCTCTGGCTACGCGCAGCGTGTTGTAGCGCTGGTGCAGGCGCTCGATCACCTTGACGCGGCGAGGGCCAGCCATCTCAGCGTCCAGCAGCGCCTTGACGTCAGTCTCGGGCAGCGAGGCCAGCACCTCGTTAAGTTTTCGCCATGTGTAGCTCAATTTTTTTCTCCAGTTGTTCAATCAGTTTGGTTGTGCGGTCGTGTGTTCGCTGCGCTGCGTTGAGCTGCCGTGTCTTGTGCTTGAGCTCAGACTTGGCTGCGCGCAGCTTGGCTTTCCATTGGTCAATTCGTTTCATTTGAGTGCCTCCAAGGCGATTTGGGAAAGAGAGAGCTTGTCGTGCAGTGAGCCCCAGATCTTCTCATCGACAGTCGTGTCGGTCAGAAATACGTAGCACCACACGTCATGCCGCTGGCCGCTACGATGCAAGCGCCCGATGGTTTGTTCGTACAGTTCAAGCGACCAGGGCAGGGACAAGAAGACGATGTGGTGTCCTCCGTGTTGCAGGTTGAGCCCGTGACCGGCCGACTTAGGATGGACGGCAAGGAGCGGGACCTCGCCTCGGTTCCAACGCTCGATGGCGTCGTCATCATCGAGTGTGACAAGCCGTTTAAACCGTCGCTTAAGTTCGGCAAGTTCTTCTTGGTACTGGTAAACAAGGAGGGTATTCGCATGTTGGTTCTCATCAAGCAGTTCTTCAAGGCGGTCAAACTTGTGTGACGACAGCCAGATCGGGCCGTTGTCGGAATACAGGAAACCAGACGACATCTGCTGGAGCTTTTGCGTAACGACAGCAGCATTGATGGCCACCACGTCGTCGAGCACAAACTCTTTCTTCATCTTGTTGTAGCCGGTCATGTCCATGTTGCAGCGGACCTCTACGGTGCGCAGGGGCGGCAGCTTGTCTTTGTACTCGCCAGGCTCCAGCACGAACGTCGCAGGCTTGATGCGCTTCATGACCTGCTCCAGCGAGCCCTTACGTGGCTCCCACTCGCCAAAGTCTTTGTTGATCAGCACGAAGTACTGCTGCATGAACGCGCCTTTGGCGCGGCCCAGCAGCGACTGGTCGACGATCTTGCACTGGCCGAACACGTCTTCTAAGCCGTTGCTGGTGAACGAACCCGTCAGGCCCCAGCGCACGGTGATCGGGTCCATGACCTTGAACAGCGCCTTGAAGCGTGTGCCGGACGGGTTCTTGAGCTTGGTCAGCTCGTCGAACACGATGGCATCAAAGTTCAGCTTCTGCTCGGCCAGCCACTGGATGTTGTCGTAGTTGGTGACCACGATGCGGGCGTTGCTGTTAAGCGCGGCTTTACGCTGGGCTGGCGTGCCCACAGCCACAGCAATGGAGGCCATCGGTGCCCACTTAGGCGCCTCGACAGGCCACACATCGGTGCAGACGCGCTTAGGGGCCAAGACGAGGAAGCGCTTGACGTGCTCGTCGCGCAGCATCTCCCACATGGCCGTCAGCGTGATGGCTGTCTTGCCAGCACCCACCGGCGCTAGGATCATGGCGCGGTCATGCTCGTACAAGAAGTCAGCCGCCGTCTCTTGGTAATCTCTTAACGTAGGCATCCGGCGCAATCACAAGGAATGACGGCGTGCTTAACGTCATCGCGCAACTCTTTCATAAAGTCATAACCGCGAACGTGCACTCTGTTGTTTGGTGAGGATTGCTCATCAAAGCGCCAGCCCTTGGGCAAGTTAAGAATGTAGACGCCTGGCTCATCGCGGTCTACGTCACGGGACACATCAAGTTTGTATTTCATTGGAGACTCCTTTACTGTTTGAACTTCTATTGTAAATGATTTCTTTACAGTTGTCAAGCCTTTTTTCTAGGGGTTTACCCTAAGTTTTTACCTTCCAGCTCGATCAGCAGCTCAAGGTAATGGATCGCCTTCTTCAGGTCAGCAATGCCGTTCTTGTCACGCCAGCGGGTGACGTACTTCACGACGTTGCCCTCGCAAAAACCGAGGTCGTTGGCGTGGATGTAGATGATGGGCTGGATGCCCTTGTCGCGGTAATGCGACCCGCCGACCTGCTTGGCCAGCGCGCTGTCAGCCAGCGTTTGGAACGCCTCATCTTCTTCAAGTGTTACTGGTAAGCCATTCATCGATCTGCTCCTTGTTCCATAGACACACATACTTCTGATTCATCTTGGCCATGTCACTGGCGAAGACCTTCTGCAACTCCGACAGCCTGCCACCCTCGGTCTTGACCTCAACAAACCATGTCTGGCCGTTGGGCAGGCACACGATCCGGTCGGCCACGCCGCGATGCGCAGGGCTGGTGAACTTGTACGCCCGCCCGCCCAGCTCTTTAACGCGTTTGATGAGGTAGGCTTCAACTTGTTTCTCAAGCACGATGCTTAAACTCCTGTGCGATCACCAAGCCGTTAGGCTCCAGCTCAACCATGATTGTTTTCGCATAGCTGCCAATGACCACGCAGCTCGGGTTGTAGCCGCGCTGCAAGCAATACTCACGTAATGCCTCCTGCAATTCGCCAAGCGTTAGTTCTACGGCTTGAATCTTCATGTCGATATCTCCTTTGACACGAATAATACACGAAAAAAAGTTTTGCACAAATTATTTTTTGTGTGTTAAGATCAAGGCCTCATCAACTAAACTGGAGTACACATGAAGATAGAGTTCACCCTTGCCGAGATTGAGGCCATCATCTTGGCCCACGCCAACGCCCTTGCGCCGGACGCTAAGTTCAATCAAGTGGAGTCAACAGGCTACCGATCCATGCCCGACGGCTTTATTGTTAGCACGGACAAAATGAAAGCATTGGTGTACCCAGATGCAGCACAGTAACATCGTCGGCGGTAGCACCGCCAAGCGCGTCATCGCCTGCCCTGGTTCTGTGGCCTTGGTGCAGAAGATGCCGCCCAAGCCATCCAGCGAGCACGCCGACCGTGGCACGATGCTGCACGATGTGATCTCCGAGATCCTTGGCAAGTGCCTGCCGTGGGATCAGTTCATCGGCACAACTTATGAAGGTCAAGTGCTGACGCAAGAGCTGTTCGACGAGAAGATCGCCGTGGCGCTCGAGCTGCTGGACCAAGTCGATCCACATAAAAACATGGAGTACGAAGTTGAAACACGCGTTGGCTTTGGCGATCTCTTACCTGGCGTCTTCGGTAGCACTGATCTTGTTGGTCGTATCGGGAGTCGTGCTGTGGTGCTTGATTGGAAATTTGGTGATGGTGTTGTGGTTGATGCTGAAGATAACGATCAGCTGATGTTCTACGCTGCTGCCTGTATGCGCACTCCAAGCGCGCAGTGGGCGTTTGATGGTGCGCTAGAAATTGAGCTGGTCATCGTGCAGCCGCCCATGATCAAGCGTTGGGTGACCACGAAGGAGCGCATCAAGCAGTTCGAGCAGACGCTGGTGCAGGCTGTCAAGCAAGCGCAGCAGCCTGACGCCAAGCTGGCCGTGGGCGACCACTGCCGCTGGTGCGCAGGCAAGCCTATCTGCCCCAAGATGACTGGCGCTGTGGACCGCGCCCTGCAAGTGCAACTGAAAGAAATAGATGTTGACACGCTGGGCAGATACCTGAAGAATGCAGACCTCTTAGAAGACTGGATCAAAGACCTGCGTGGTCTGGCGCTCCAGTTGCTTGAGAAAAATTTGCCTGTGCCAGGGTATAAACTTGTACAGAAGCAAGCAAGACGTAAATGGACCGATGAGAGCAAAGCCAAAGAGGCATTGCTGGACATGGGCCTCAAAGAATCTGTCGTAGTCGAGACTTCAGTCATGTCTCCTGCGCAGGCCGAGAAGGCGCTTAAAAAGCGCTGGGCCGACCTGCCAGAAGGCTTGGTGAAGTCCGAGTCGTCAGGTACAACACTGGCAAGCGAGGATGATCCCCACCCAGCAGTGTTGCAAATCGGGCAGCAACTCTCTGCTGCTCTTTCTAAACTTCAGTAAAGGACAATCATGTCAAATCTCGCAACTTTCTCTTCGGCAAATCTGCCAGCAGTCTCCACCCTCTCCACCGCATTGCGTTCGCTTGAACAAGGCGCAGGCACATCGGGCGTCGTCATCCTGAAAATGGACAAGACTGGCCACTGGGTGTTCGGTGCTGACCAGACTGAAGTCGAAGACGACTCCACTTGGGCCGTCAATCCTTTCTCTTTTGTTCACGGCTTTATCGCCTGGGGCGACGGTGAAGTGCTTGGCGAGAAAATGACCGGTGTGCAGCACCCCCTGCCAGAACTTGACGCAGCGCCTCCTGGCGCCAAGCGCGGCTGGGAGACACAGATCGGCATGTCTTTGAAGTGCCTCGTCGGTGAGGACAAGGACATGGAAGCACGCTTCACCACGACCTCGGTCGGCGGTAAGAAGGCCGTGCAAGCATTGGGCGTTGCCATCGCCACGCAAGTGGAGAAGGACCAGACCAAGCCTGTGGCCATCGTGCGCCTGAAGAAGGACCATTACGTCCACAAGTCCTACGGCCGCATCTACACCCCGGTGTTTGAGATCGTGGAGTGGGCCAGCATGGACGGCGCGTCTGAAGCGCCAGCGATCGAAGAAGCCGAGGCAGCACCTGCTGCTGGCCGTCGTCGTCGTGCAGCCTAAGTGAAATCGGGGGTGAACGCGCAGGCTGATGCGCGTGGTGTTTTGGGAGCAAGCGGGCGACTCTACCTGCTTACACGGAGCAACTAGATAAGCCGGAGATCAGCACCGGCCACCCCCACCTATAAAGTAAAGTACAGTATGATTCTTTGGCTTGATTTTGAGACCCGTAGCCGCTGTGACCTGAAGGCCAAAGGCGTCTACAACTACGCGCAGGACGCGAGCACCGATGTGCTGTGCATGTCCTACGCCTTCGGTGATGATGAGGTCGTCACTTGGTTGCCGGGCCAGCCGTTGCCCCGTGAGGTGACCGAGCACAAGGGCCTGATCTACGCCCACAACGCCGCCTTTGAGCGGCTAATTTTTTGGTATGTCTTGCAGGTCGACTTCAAGCTCGAGCAATTCGTCTGCACCGCAGCGCAAGCCCGCGCCAACTGCGCGCCTGGCTCGCTGGAAGACGTCGGCCGCTTCGCTGGCGCTGACATGCGCAAGGACCACCGTGGCAGCCAACTGATCCGGCTGCTGTCCATCCCGCAGGCCAATGGCCAGTTCCGTGAAGACGCCGCCCTGATGGCCGAGATGGTCGAGTACTGCGAGCAGGACGTGCGGTCTATGCGCGCCATCAGCAAGGCCCTGCGGCCGCTGTCTGATGATGAACTCAAGGACTACCACACCAACGAGCGCATCAACGACCGTGGCGTGCTGGTGGACGTGCCGCTGTGCCAAGCCGCCGTCAAGTACGCCGCCGACGAGACCGTTGAGATCCAGCAGATCGTGTCCGAGGTGACCGACGGCGTCATCACCAGCGTGCGCTCGCCCAAGATGCGCGAGTGGGTGCTGGAGCGTGTCGGGCCAGAGGCCAAGAAGCTGATGTGGACCGGCGAGAAGTATTCGATTGACAAGACTGTGCGGGCTAACCTGCTCGCGATGGAAGACCCCGATGAGATTCCGCCCCATGTTGCAGACGTCATCCAGTGCGCGGACGACCTCTGGGCGTCTTCGGTTGCGAAGTTCAACCGCCTCTCTAACCTCGCCGATGAAGAAGATCACCGAGTCCGAGGCGCTTTCGTTTTTGCTGGAGGGGCTGCCACCGGCCGTGCGTCGAGCTACGGCGCGCAAGTTCACAACTTTACCCGCAAGTGCGCCAAAGAGCCTGATGAAGTACGCCACGCTATGGTGCGTGGCCACGCAATCACGCCAAGATTTGGTCGCCGCATTACAGATGTGCTCAAAGGGATGCTCCGACCCGCGCTGATCGCCAAGCCTGGCCACGTCCTGATCGCCTATGACTGGTCGGCCATCGAGGGCCGTGTGCACCCGTGGCTGTCCAACTGCCCAGCAGGCGAGGCCAAGCTGGACGTGTTCCGCTCAGGCCTTGACCCGTACAAAGTCAATGCAGCAGCCACCTTTCGTGTGCCTTACGAAGACGTGGCCGGTGACCAGCGTCAGGTGGGCAAGGTGCAAGAGCTGGCCCTCGGCTTTCTGGGTGGTGCTGGAGCGTTTGAGGTGTTTGGCCGCGCCTATGGCATCCGACTGTCGCCGGGCGAGGTGCAGCGCGCTGTGGACGGCTGGCGCAGGGCCAACCCGTGGGCGCAGGCACACGGCCAGCAGCTGGAGAACGCCTACCTGCGCGCCATGAGAAACAAAGGGCATGAATTTAAAGCCGGGCGTGTTGTGTACTTGTTCGACGGCCAGACCCTCTGGTATGCTTTGCCCTCCGGTCGGGTGCTGTGCTACCCCAACGCCAAATTTGATGATGAAGGCAACGTGACGTACACCAAAGCAGCCTGGAAGCCCGCCGCCGACGCCAAGGAGTGGCCACGCGCCCGTTTGTGGCGTGGTCTGGCTTGCGAGAACGTCACGCAGGCTGCAGCGCACGACATCCTGCGTCACTCACTGCGCCAGCTCGATGGCGTGGTGCTACACGTCCACGACGAGATCGTTGTCGAGTGCCCGGCTCACGAGGCCGACGCCGTGAGCGCTGAAATCCACAAGATCATGTGCACCCCGCCTGCATGGGCGGCTGGCCTGCCCTTGGCCGCTGAAGGTGTGACCACCACCCGTTATTCATAGCAAAAAGAAAAGCCCCGGCGGGTTAGGCCGGGGCTAAAGTTCCAACTAAAGGAGAAACCCGTGAAAGATTTCCGTTCCAGTATACACCCACCAACCCGGTCCATACTAGGCTTTTACCGCCGATGGACTGATATGCGCTATCGGTGCAGCAACCCACAACACGCGCAATACGACGACTACGGTGGCCGGGGGATTACAGTATGCGATCGGTGGCAAGAATTTGCTGCGTTTTATGAAGATATGTATTCAACATACCAACCGGGCGTGCACATCGACCGAATAGATAACAACGCCGGATACTCACCTGAAAATTGTCGGTGGGCCACGGCGAAACAAAACGCGCGGAATAAACGATCGAATAGATGGATTCAAACGCCTGACGGGCCTATGGTGTTGGCGGAAGCGGCAGAAAAGTACGGCGTAAGACCGGACACTCTTTGGCACCGCATACAACGCGGCGCAAACGTCGCAACACTATTTAGCACACAAGACTTCAGGAGCGCAGCATGACCGATTTTGTTCAACACCTCACCAGACTCGCCCCAGAGGGTGAAACTTTTCTGCTGGTACGCCAGAAGCCCCAACTGAGGGAAGGCGAGATGCAGTTCCACGCCAACGGCGCGATCAAGGCCACTTGGCCTGCCATGCTGCCCACGGCCAAGGTCAAGCCCGAGTGGGCCATCTACGGCAACACTGCGTCGTTCATCATCGACCGCTTCAAGGATGGCCACCCCAGCGCCAGCGCGGCCGCGTGCGAGTATGTGCTGGTGATGGTGCTGGACGACGTGGGCGACCCTGAGAAGGCCCCCAACATCCCGCCGCTTGAGCCGACGTGGAAGATCGAGACCAGCCCCGGCTCGTTCCAATGGGGCTACGTGTTCAGCGAGCAGCCCACTAAGGCCGAGTTCAGCGCCGCCATCCGAGCTATTGCTGATGCGGGTTACACCGACCCCGGTGCCTGCAACGCTGTGCGCAATTTCCGTATCCCCGGCTCGATCAATTTGAAGCCTGGCCGCAACAACTTCGCCGCCCAGCTGCGTGAGTTCAAGCCCGAGCGCGACTTCACTCTTGAGCAGATCTGCGCCGCCCTGAACGTGGTGCCTGGTGAAGCCGAGGACGCCTACCGCCCGATCCGCATCTCGGACGACGGTACCGACGACGTGATGGTGTGGCTGTCCGATAACGGTATGCTGCTGTCTAAGCCCAACCAAGAGGGCTGGGCCGGTGTCATCTGCCCCAACAGCGCCCAGCACACCGACGGCAACCCCGAGGGCCGCTACCTGCCCGCCAGCCGCGCCTACTGCTGCCTGCACTCGCACTGCACCGAGC